GCGATGGTTTCGTGGTTGTAGCGAGCTGTCCATGCTTCTTTACCGTTGTCATAAGCGATGGCAGAGCCTTCGTTTTTGACAGGGGCGGCTGAGAATCCAGACAATTTGGTTTCTTCTTCAAAAGAACGCTCAGAGGTCTCTGTTTCATAGATCTCTTTGTGCTCTTCGCCGTAACGAGCATACTCTAAGCCGAACAAAGCGTTCAAGCCTGGGAGGAGCTCTTTCAGTAGTTGTGCGCGTGAAATAGCCATTTAAGTAGCTCCTTATGCTGTGTAGTTCAACGCGTTAGCGTTGTTGTACTGATGGTTGTTGATCTTAACCAATACTTCGGTATAAGCCGAGGTGTTGATCGCTGTGTCAGGTACAACTGCAATAACGCGGACTGGGAGAACTCCTGCATTGCCTTGTGCATTAGTTGCAAAGACGGATACATTAGAATCACCAGAAACGTTAGAACCAGTACCTTGTACAACGGCCATATTGGTACCTACTACGCTTTGGTTTACATAGCTCATAGCACCATTACCGTTGGTATTGGTTACGGCTACTTTAAACAAAGCTAAAGGATCGTCTACAACATAAGCAATCGCATTTGTTTGTGCGGTGTTGCTCTGATAAGACTGACCTTGTACTTGCTGACTTTGGCTGTTAACAAACTGGCAACCAACAAAAACACCAACGGTGTTATTTGCAGCTGCGGTAGTTGAGTCAACAGTTACAGTTGATTTCTGAATTGTGCCACCTGCGGCGATACGGACAATGTCACCGTAGTAAATAGGTGTGTTATATGTGGATGCAATTGGAATCTGACGAATTGCACCAGCATATGGTAGACCATCTACACGGTTTATTGCTTGTAAGCCGGAGGGAGCTGAAACGGTTGGATAAGCCATTTAAATACTCCTAAATTAAAAATTTATCTTCCAGTGCTACTTGTGGATTTCCGCTCTTTAAAGATTGGCATCCGTGGGTCGCTCTGGCGCATTAAATTGTTGTCAACAGCTTCCGTCTGAGCATCGCTTTGCTTGCGGTAATGTGCATTCCGCTGCGCCACAAACTCTTCAGGAGTCTTGCATAACAACAAACCGCCGATCTCAATGTTGTCTTTAAAACGACTATTAGGATCAACTAGCAGTTGGAATTTGGGTTGCTCTTCAATCCTTACTGGCTCCCATCCTTCACGCAGCTTTGCGGATAGATTACGGGGATCAGCTTGATTCAAGGTTGCAACACGTATCCAGCGATATGCATACCCAGCCTGTTTATCTGGCTCTGGGAGTAACTCAGGTTGCTGCCACTGCGTAGGGCGCTCTTGAGTTGCACGAGTATCAATATCACGAGTTTTTCTTACTTCAGCCATTTTGGGCCTCCAATTTAGTTAGTTCACGGGCGTACTGCTCTGGTGTTAATCCTAGCTTTTTGGCTAGCATTACCTGCGTTTTGCTTAGTCTGATCTTTTTCGGAGACGTACTACGCGACGCTGGAGCAACTACCGTGGGACTAGCTTTAGGCTTTACTTTAGCCTCTACTTCTTCGTCGTCGTTTGAGTCCTCGAACGTTTCGGGGAACAATTTGCGCATTCTATCGTCAATGCGTTTGTAATACTCATCAGATCCTACAGAAATTCCGCTGCGTACCAGCTTTTCATGTAATCCTAATGCTAAAGACGTCATTTCTTCATCTTGACCGAACCACGCGTTGCGTTTCTGCCAATTTAACGCCTTAGAATCAGGTGTACTGATCTGTTGTTGAGGTATTTGTACCTCAGATTCTACATCTTGTCCAGTATTTTTGTAAACATGTTGATAATTTTCTGCTTTATCCGCTTTTATACGGGCTTGAGTCAGTTTATCTTGGGCTTCTAACAGGCGATCCGAGTCTCCAGACTCATAAGCAGCCTTATATTCCGCTTTTGCGATCTCAAGTTCACGGCTAACTGCATGTTTTACCGCATCAACATAGACTTCTTCACCACTAGACAGCTTTTCTTTGAGTTTTTTGTTCTCATCAATCAGCTTTTGTGCAATCCGCAGGGCTTCTTGTTGCTCACGCTGGGTAGCTTCCTTCTCTCTACGCTCATCGTGCCATGCTTTTTTAAGAGCTTTGAGCTTATCTTTGGCAACCTGGGACAATTCCTGTAATTCGTCGTAATTGTCTTGCTCCAATTCCTGTTTTACTTCTTTAGGAAGTGGTTTTCTGCCTTGATCTGAAGGAGGAGTATCGTCCTCCATCTCAATCTCTATATCATTCTTTACTACTTCCTCTACTGGAGCGGGTGCTGCCTCCTTTTGTTCATCGGGGAACTCAAATTCCACCATTTCTTGGGCGTTTTCAGCCATTTACTTCTCCTTTCGTATAGTCAGATTAAGCACGTTTGATGCCGCGTGGGTCTTGGACTACAGACTCTACGGAATCATCATTAATCAATCTGAATTCTTTGCCGTGAATTAACAACCGTGTTCCTGAGTTTGGTCTAACAATGACAAAATCACCTTTCTTGCACCAAGCGCCAGTCGGGAACCGTGATGGATCCTTATAGCAATCTGGGCCAAGATCCACTACAAAGAGTACTGTTGCCAGCTTTTCTTCGTAATCTATGGTGGCGTCTGCCTTGAGTAAACCGCTCTCATATTCCTCTTCCACATTAGGGATCGCGCAAAGAATGCGATATCCAGATGGTCGGGGAAGTTGTCGCGCTTTCTCCTCTGCTGAAGCCGTCATACTGTAGGCTCCTACTACTTCTGGGTTATCAGGGTTAGCCCCGATAAGAATTTCAGTCATCTTGTTCCTCTACGTTTCGTTTAAGGTCTGTCGTGTTCAGACGTGCAGTAAGCAGACCTTTGATCTCGCCGCACATCTTTTGGTACTCCGCGTAATCCTTTGCACCCCCAGAAGCTAATTCCTCCTGTAGGCGTTGGATCTTTTCATCTATTTGACTGGTTAGATGTTCCAGCGCTTTCTCTAGCATATTTCTCCTCTTTCGTTAACGTCACTGCTTTTTCTGCTGTTCTTTTTGTTTCATTGTTTTTAAAAGATCAACAGTCATTTTCGTACCTTCAATTTCTCTACGGCTCTGTAATTCTTCATTGTCTTTACGGACTTTTAGAGAAGCATTTAATCCAGCAATGCGCTCTTGGGACGTGATGCGCTCCTGCTCAATATTGAGTTGGTCAGCTTTTGCAGCGGCGTCTGCCATGAGTTTCTTCTCTTTTAACTCTACTTCTTTAGCCTTAAGAGCCAGCTCTTGTTGCTGGATCTGGACTAACGGATCCTGAGCAGCTTGCTGGGCTTGCTGGGCAGCCATCTCATTTTGGTCACGCTGTAGCAACTTATTGGAAGCCGCGGCGGCCAAACGAGCAATCTGTAATTCCACTGCTTCTGGCATGCCTTCGTCTTGCTCTTCTGTATAAGGGACTGGGACACCAATAAGCTCTTCCATTTGCTTACGATACTCATAGGCAACGTGCTCGTTGATATGAGCCAACATTGCGGCTTGCATAGTCTGAGCTTGTGGGTTTTGCCCAATCAACATAGCGATCTTTGGATCCCGCATAGCGTTCATATGAACTGTGATGTGCGCTTGGTGATCTTGATAGATAAACGCTTTTAAGGGTTTACCCTTAATAACGTTCATATTCTCGGAGATCGGATCGGTAGGTTTATGGTCTTCCGCCATCGGCACCAGTTTGTTGGCATTCTTGATTCCCAGAACGTCCAGCATTTGGCGGTGCAGTAACGGAAGGTTGTAAAGTTGGGGAGCTGTCTGAGCTAGTTGTAGCGCGGCTTGATACTGCACTACCTTTTGGCTCATGGTTGCGGCATTTGGATCGGATACTGGAATGACATTTACTTGGTCATAGTCCGACTTCTTAGCCCGTGGGCTACCCTCTACTGGAATGTAGCTGTAGTCCTCTGGTGTAAATTCCGCAATGATCTTTTTAAGTAAGCGGAACTCTTGCTTCATGGAGTAATGGATACGGCTTTGTACCGCAGACATTACTTTGAGCGTCCGCTCTAGGATGGCGAGCGTCGTCCCTACTGGGGACTGTGAAGACATATCCGAGACTTTGATATCGCCAGCCGAGGCAAAGCGACGTCCTTCGTCTACGATCTTGTCTAACAGTCCAGCCAATACTAGGCTTGGTTCTTTGTAGGGCAGTGGCATGATGTTGTCTTTCATCGTGCCACTTGGTACGTCTACGTCCCTGAACTCACCAGGCGCAATCGGCGTATCGTCGCCTTTAACTCGCAATCCACGGGTTTTAAATCCGCCGGGAAGATTTGACAAAGATCCGGCATCGACCAATTGACGGAGGATTGAAGTTCCCGATTTAGCAAATGCCCCGATAAGATGAATAAGACCAAAACAGTAGAACCCAAAACCGGGTACATAACCGTAGTGAACAAAGTGCTGACGCTTTTTATAAGTTTCGTCATCTGGCTCCCAATTTCTGCGGATAGCTAAAACGTGATTGCTACCCTTTTCGATTGTTACCACATAAGGAAGCGCCATGCCCGTAGGCTTGCCGTCCTCGTCCGTATGCTCGTAACCTGGTAAGTCTAGGTCAACGTGCATTTCAAGCACTTTATACCGATTATCCGTAGTTGCTCTAAATCCGAGCTTCTCGGCAATCTTCTTCTCTACTTCATCTAAAACGTTGTTTGGTTCACCTAAGTCTATATCACGGTAGAAGCCAGCTATTTGCAAACGTCGCAAATCGTTTTCAGTCTTGCGCATCACATGCGTTACACGCTCTGACGATTCAATGCTTGATGCGCCGTATGGTACCACGATATCTTCAGCTGGCACGTACATTGCTACTTGGCGCTCTAAGCCTGGATCGTAGTAAACCTTCTTAAATGCGTTACCAGCCAAGCCCAATCCCCAAAGTAAGCGCTCATGCTCAGGGCGGTATTCATTCATTACATCGGTCAATTGATAGTTCATATCGTTCTTGACCCGCTCTGCTGCGTCTTTTTTCTCAGGCGTTTCTTTACCGATAATCTGGGTCTTTACTGGGCCTTGTGCTGGAAACGTTTCCATCATGGTTTCTGATTGGAACTTAACTAAGGCTTCTGATAATAGGGGGTGATAGACACCGCAAGCACCGGGCCATGGCTCAGTGCGCTCTTCAATCTTTAAGCCTAGTAACTCTAACCCGTCTACATAGGCTTGAATCCAGTCTTTACGGGAGGCAATATCTCCTTCAAAATCGCCCACTAAATCGCCCGTTAATTGTGCAAGGTCGCCCTCGCTCATGTACTCAGCAAGGTTAGCAGCAAAGTCTTCGTCAGTTTCAGGAGCTTTCTCAATTTCTATTTCTAATCCATCCATCCCAATTTTTACGGATTCTGGATCCTCAATTTCAATTTCTAGATCAGGTTCTCCAGCGCCTTCTAGCGCCAACATATCTAGAATCCCTTTAGGGGCTTGAGCAATACTCTTATCAATTGACATAGTGTTTCCTTAGTAATACGCGGCTTTGCGCTTGAAATACGTTGGTTCATCTTCCTCGTCTGAGGGTAGTCTTACAAATCCACCTTTTCTAAAACGGAGTAATGCTTGGGTGGATGAGTCCACTAAGTCATCGTGCTCCGAATTAGGAAATGCTGCCATCTCTTCTATAACCTCTTCTGCCCACCTTTTGGGTGGCGCCCAGATCTTGCCAGAGGCAAATAAATCTGTTACTGCGTTCAATCTTGCAATCTTATCATTGCCCCT